TGGACTCGTCAACGGGGCGGTCGCACACGATCAGCCGCAGTCCTCGGCCGCAAAGGTTACGCAACTGGCGGCCCGCCTGACAGAGTTGCGGATACTTGGCGGCGGGCACCGGGGGGCTTACGCCGCCCCGTTCGCCAACAGTTGCGGCTTCGGCCTGACGGGCGGCGATGAACTTCTTCAGCTTCCGCCACAACCACTGCCGTTTCTTCCGCGGTTGTACGACCGGCAGCGGCATGGCCGTGTCCATGATCTGGGCCAACTCGCGGTGCTCGCCGCCCTTGGCCGGCGAATCTTTCCCCCAGTACCCCTGCAGGAATCGCTGCTCGCCAAACCACAGGCCGAGATGCCACAACGCCTGACACAAGGCCGAGCTTCCCGACGAGTGCAAGCCGAGGATCGCCACGAAGGACGGCGGCGGCAGAACAACGCGGTGGTTAGCTGCGATCTCGACCGCCGCCGGCCAGAACCGATCGGGAGGATCTCGGCCGCTGATGTTGCTCTTGCCCGTCGCCTGACCGACGAGCCATTCGGGTGGGCAGTAGATTCGGTGTTGACGCCGTTGGTGAAGACGGCCAAGATGATGGTCGATATGGTTTGCGCGGTGCCAGTCGTGCCGCAATAGATGATGGTACACGATCCGGAGCATGTCGCCTTGCAACGCCCAGGCGTGGGTCCGGTTCACGTTGTACGGTTGCCACAACTGCGGACCGAGCTGCTTTGGCGGGTGGGCCTTGGCGAATAGATGTTGTCCGCCCAGGTAGAGCATCTGCCAGTCGGCGGGGACGTGCCGCAGCCAATCGGTCACGTGGGCGGTGAAGTCGGGCGGAAACAGGGCGTCGTCTTCGAGCAGCAAGACGGATCGGACACCTTCGTTGAGACAGGTCTCGATCAGCCGCAGGTGAGACAAGTAACAACCCCAGGCCCCGCCGCCGGCGGTCCAGTAGTCGGGATGCTTGACGAGCTTGCCGTCGATCGCCCGCACTCGGACCGGCTGTGGGAAGGGCCAGTCGGCGGGCAGTCCCTCCGCGAATCGCCGCCAGCGATCGGGGCGACGGTCCAGGTTCAGGCAGTAGACTCGTTCGAAGGTCCGAGTCGGGTCAGCGATCGTCACGTCGGCGGTCATTGGGCGCCTTTTTCGGTTACGCCTATTCGGGCAGTGGCGGCAGGTCATCGGTGATCGGTGGTCGGTGATTCGGCCAGACGGATTGCCTCATCAACCAAGCTCCCGTAGGGGTCCATTGGGTTCAACCACGGGCGCCGGCAAGCAGCCAGGTCGCGGCCAGCTTGGATGGCAGCGCGACCAGCAGCTTGGATCGAGCGTGCCCAACCATATCGCTTCCGTTCATCCTGCAAGTGCTCGATGATTTCTGCACGGGCCAAGCGGCAACCGGCAGGACCCCAATCATTGAGCTTCTCAGCCCAACCCAGGCAGGAACAATTTGGTTCGTGGCGCACGCCAATCTCGCTCAGCAGCCGCCAGATTTGCGAGCCGACGCCGGTGCCGGACTCAATCACCTGCAGACGGTCGGGCTGAGCCTTTCGATCGGATGTGTCATCCTTGCTCAGTAGGTGCGAATGCTCGCGCACGATTCGCATGAACGTCTTCTGGTCCTTTGCCTGCAAGCACGCTCCAATCGCAATGTTCACTGTCACGTTGTTTGTCGCGCTGGGCGGGTCCAACGTCAAACACACCTCGCACGCAGTGCGGTGGGGTTCGACGGTACGACCAGCGAGTTGTGAAGCAACTCGACATTCACCATTGTTCAAATGCGGACATCGCATCCATACTCTCCTTAGCACGGAATAGAACGCCAAGCGCAACGGGGGTCCAAAGGCATACACCAGTGAGGACAATCAAACCCATCGCACTCTCCGTATGGTGGCGTGCAATTGCAGCAGGTCAGGATGATTTCCCCGTAGTAAGCGGGAGGGCGTTCCGGCTCTGGGCAAATACAGCCCCACTCATCGCACGTGTTGTATGTACCGGACTGAGTCCACCGTAAGCAGCTACCGCTGCCGGACGACTCGCTGCCAGATGATTCGCTGTCGGACGGCTGGCTGTCGGATGACTCGCTGCTGTCCTCACACGGGCCGCAGCACGTTCCCATGCGTTGCTCGCCGCTGTACCCGCCTACGCCCTCCGGCGGGCGACAGTGGCACGGTGATTGACACGTGACGAAGGGCTCGTGCAGCACCCAGTGGCCCGGCGGTCCTTCTGCCCAGAAATACGGGCAGTCTCCTTCGCAGGGGCAACACTCGTCGCTGCCCTGCGAGACATCGCTGCCCTGCGAGTCGTCGCTGCCCTGCGAGACATCGCTGCCCTGCGAGTCGTCGCTGCCCTGCGAGACATCGCTGCCCTGCGAAAGTTCACTTCCTTGCGACGCCTCACTGCCCTCGGATTCGTTGCTGGCTTCGGATAGCTCGCTCGTCTCCGATCCTTCGCTGCCTTCCGATCCTTCGCTGCCTTCCGATCCTTCGCTGCCTTCCGATCCCTCGCTGCCTGATTGGCCGCTGCCTGATTGGCCGCTGTCCGACTGTTGGCTGCTGGATTGTTCGCTATCAGACCATTCGCTGTCCGACTGTTCGCTGCTGGACTGTTGGCTGCTGGATCGTTCGCTGCTGGACGGTTGACTGCTGGATTCCTCGCTGCTCGATGATCCGCTGCTCGATGATTTGCTGCTGGACGACGGCTCGCTGCTGGACGACGGCTCGCTGCTGGACGACGGCTCGCTGCTCGACGACGGCTCGCTGCTCGACGACGAACACTCGATCCAATCCAGCACGTACCGCGTGCCGCTCTTCAGCAGGGCAGTAGGCACCAACAGGCTGCCGGGCACGTCCTCGCAGTAGATGTTGTAGACAGGCAGCTGGAAGTTGGCCCCGTTGCCGTCGCGGATCGGCTCGAGCCGCTTCGCCGCGCCCCGCGTGGCCGGCGCGGTCTCGACCTCCTTGTACACGTTGCACCAGGCGGAGAAGATCCGCCGCTTCCGGCGGCGCGGGATGCCGGCCGCCGGCGTCAGGACGACGTAATCGTCGGGCGCCTTGGGCGGCTCGGGCGGCCCGTCGCGCAGATCGCCGCCGGCCATCCGCTTGACGCGGTCGATGGTCCAGCGGATTTCGCGGAGCAGCTCGGGGCCGATCGTGGTGATTTTGGGCGGCATTGGATTTGGCGAACGGTGGGCGTTAGCCCACCGGTGATCGGTAATCAAAGCAAGCTCTCGGCCAGCCGGGCGGCGCGGTCGGCCCATTGATCCAGGACCGTGCGATCTGTGGCAGACCACGTCGGTTGATCGTCGGAGTCGTACAGCAGCCGTTGGGACTCTGCGCACCAGGCCACGGCGATCGTGTCGGCCAGCGTGGCGGCGGGGACGTCGGTCGGCGCGACCAGGGGCCGCAAGGCGGCGGCCAGGGTGTCTTGCCAGCGCGCGTAGTATTCCGACGCCCAGTCGCGGAAGCTGGCCGGCTTGTCCATCGCGGCCGCCAGGCGTTGGCGCTCGACGCCCGCCAGGTCCTGCAGGCGGGCCGTGATCACGGCCTGCAGGCGGGCGGCAGAGGGGTCGGACGGGTCGGACGAGTCGGACTGGTCGGACGGGTCAGATTTGTCTGCCTGTCTTCGGACGTCGATCGCCGGATTCTGGAGTTCATCACCGCCGTCGATCGGGTCCAGGTCCAGGATCTCGCGGGCTTCGTTGGGCGTGATCAGGCGGCCGCGGACGCCCATCGTCAGCGTCTGGTACGTCGTGTACGTGTCCGATCGCAGCAAGGCGCCGGTGGACCATCGCCAGAAATGGCTGTCGGCTAGCTTCTCCCGCTCGCGCAAGAGTTTCCGCCAGCACTCTTCTTGCCACTTGACGAGCCAGGGGTTCAGGCAGTTGATCAGCTCCGCGAGCTGCTTCTGCTCGAGGCTGTTGTAGCTGACGCTCGATTCGATCCCCAGCATGGACTCGAGCATAAACCACAGGCCGGCCTCTTCGCGCTGGAAGGCGCGGCCCTCGACCGTCTGCATCTCCTGGCCCGTCTGGGCCAGACGGCTGGCTTTGATGCCCTCGCGCAGCAGGCCGGTCTTGCCGCGATTGTCGAGGCCCTCGTGCGCTTCGCGGAAGGCGTAGAGGAATTTCTTGGCCTCCTCGTCGTCGGCGAACACGCCCGGCGGGGCCTCGAGCAGCAGGCCCGGCACGCCGTAGTTGGCCTGCAGGCGGGCGCTCGACCGCTCTTGGGCGAGGCCGAGGCCCCAAGAGTTCTTGGCCAGCTCCCAGAGCGCGTAGCCGGCGCAGCCGTCGTAGCCCAGGCCGGGGATGTGCAGGACGTCCTCGTCGCGGAACTTGTAGGTCTCAGTCCGGCCCGAGTCGTCCACCGCGATCTCGGAGACGTGCCATTTGATGCCGTTGACGATCACGGTGTCCGTGTCCTGGGGCAGCAGCGGCACCAACTCGGCCGGATCGCCGCGGCGGTCGCGCACGATCACCGCCCGGCCGTTGCCCCAGAGCAGGGCATGGTACTGCAGCAGCTCCTTGAACACGGCCGGTGTCATCAGGGCGTTGGGGCGATTCTTGAGCAGTGCATACGCGGGGTGGCGGACGGCGCGGCGCTTGGTGGCCTCGCCCGTCTGCTCGTACAGTACCAGCGGCAGTTGCGACAGGCGGCCGCAGATCCGGTTGACCGCGTTCCAGACCGGGGCGTAGCGGAGGGCCGTCTTGCCGTCGATCGACACGCCGGCCTCGGATTCGCGCTCCTGGTGAATCCACGAGACGAACCAGCTGGCCGGCTTCGAAGTCGTGGACGCGAACCAACGGCGGACACGGGTCAAGAATCGCATGGTGATTACCTGTGCATCTGTGGCACGGCCTACTGTGGCACGGCCTACTTTGTTGGCCGTGCTGAAGTACTCGACGCGTTGCGTTTCGCAGGCACGGCCAACACAGTAGGCCGTGCCACGCCTAAACCAAAAACAACTCGCCCTTGGCCCGGCGCGGCATGCGCAGGGCCACGTCCAAGCCCATGATCGCGGCGACTATGCCGTCGATCGTCCGGTGATCGCCGTGCTTCTGCTTCACCGGCCGGATGTTGCCGCTGGCGTCGGTCTTCACGCGCACGTGGCCGGCTTGCCACTGCAGGACCAGGTGCCCGTTGTTCAGCAGGCAGCGGGCCTTGATCAGCCGCTCGAACTCGGCCGTGGGGTGGGCGTAGCGGTTGATGGTCTGCCGGAACTCTTGCCGCTTGATCGCGTATTGCCGCTCGAGGTCTTGCGTCAGACTCTCCGCGTTCCACGGGTCGAAGGCCAGCTCGTGAATCCGGTACTTGCGCGAGGCCGCCCCAATGTGCAGCCGGATCGCGTCGTAATCGCACACGTCGCCCTCGGTCAGCGTGATCAGTCCCATGTCCGCCCAGGACCGATAAGGCACGATGTCCTTGCGCTTCTCCGCCGTCTCGGCCGGCAACCAAAACCACGGCAGCAGCCGGAACACGTCCTCCTCGGATTCGTCCGGAAACACCATGCAGAAGGACGCGGTGTCCAGGATCTTGGCCAAGTCGAGCCCGGCGCCGCAGCGTTTGCCCAGCAGCTCCTCGGGCGTGAACTCCTCGCGGCAGGCGATCCAGGCTCCCATGTCCAGCCAGGGATGTTCCGCGGTGGCCCAGACGTTGAAGCTGTATCGCAAGAAGCTCGACCGGCTCGTGGGCGTTTTGACCGCCTCTTCCACGTCGCGGCCGAACTCCGCCTCGTCGATCGTGCTGCCGATCGACGGATTGCTGCTGCGCCAGACCTTGCGGTCGAAAATCTTTTCGCCCTCCACGTCGTCCGGCTGGGCCTCGTAGATCAGCGCGAAGAAGCGATCGTCTACAATCGAGCCGTCCAGCACGCCCTTGGCGTACTGGTACTGCTCGTAGCACACGCTGGTCAGATCGTCGCCGGCGGTCGTGATCACGAAGAGCAGCGGCTGCCGGCGGGCCCGGCCGGCGTAGCGGAGTGCGTCCCACAGCTCGCGGCCCTGCCACACGTGCAGCTCGTCGATGATCAGCCCGTGGGCGTTCAGCCCCTCTTTGCCGGCCGCGGCCGAGCTGAGCGCTTTGTAGACGCTGTTCGAATCCGGATGCGTGATCACGTGCGTCGAGCGGTTGACCTTCAGGACCAGGCTGAGCGAATCGCTGGCGTCGACCATCCGGATCGCTTCGCCATGCACGATCGACGCCTGGTCCCGGTCGGCCGCGGCCGAGTAGACCTCGGCCCCTTGTTCGCCGTCTCCCACCAGCAGATACAGGCCGATGCCAGCGGCCAGCGTCGACTTGCCATTCTTTTTCGGGATCTCGACGAACGCCTTCCGATACCGGCGCGTCCCGTCCGGACGCAGCCAGCCGAACAGCGGTTGGACCAGCTCGTCCCGTTGCCAGTCGAGCAGCTCGAACGGCTTGCCGGCCCATTGGCCCTTGCTGTGCTGCAGCAAGGCGGGGAAGAACTCCGTCACGTAATCCGCATGGCGCGGCGAGAAGTAGCAGCCGGCCTGCGCCGCTCGCTCGTCGGCCTCGGAGCGCAGCCATCGCAGCCAGCCCTCGCGTTTGGCTCTGGCTCGGACGGCGGTGAGGGATAGCTTGCGCACGCTTCAGCATGGGATTCTTTTGGCGAACGGTGGGCGTTA